AGCCCCCTCCCCCGTCCCCTACAGAGTCATCCACAGGTTATCCACAGGCTACAGAGTCATCCACAGGTTATCCACAGGCTGGGGCGTGACTGTATAGGCTGATCTGGTCACTGGAGTTTCTGGACAGTGAAGTGAGAGTGTGGTAGTGGGTACTGTATAGACTACCATGACCAACCAAGGCAATGCGGTCACACTATGTTGTTGACTATGTAATAGCTTGTATGTTACTCGCACGCACGCGCGTTAATAAAAGGTAGCTATAGCATTTGGTTATATACTTATGCTTTATTGATCTATATAAACTGTTGATCCTATTTGACAATGTAGTATTATGGTTACAGCTTGATAGACAGACCTGCTGAACAGCCCCGCTTGACCGCGCCCAGCTTAGTAACAGGAACAGACGGCCACAGTCGGTAAACAGGGCAGGAATCAAGCATTAAACAAACAACACTACATAGGAATACAGACAATGGTAAGTATTAAAACTAAATACGGCTACAGCGTAGACTGCCACGGCGATTGCGACCAATACGCCACAATAAGCATGGCATTTGACGACGAGATGTACGACGGCTACACCAGCAGCGCCTTTAATAACTGGCGACAGGCTGTAAAGGAATTATCAGAGTACGCCAACAGAATAGGCACTGAATTAATAGAATTAGAAGCAGACAGCTAGTTTATTACTACAACACACTACTACATAGGTATACAGATATGAATGTATGGAAAACAGCAGACATCAGAATAACCAAAGACAGTGCAGGCTTCTACTGGGCAGAGCATAAATTTGCAGGAACGCTTATAGAGTCAGGAATGTACGAAGATCGTAATGAGTGCAGACGGGACGCGGTAGAGGAGCTGATGGAAAGGAAAGAAGAAGACGAGTCCCGCTGGCAGGAAGCAGGTATAGAATGGTGAACAGCGCAGCCCTCAAACAACAAAAACGCGCAGCACGGCTGGACTTTCTGGCCGCTGCTGTTGGCTGGTCTACCATAACCGCCCTCAACTATTTGCTATTCTCTGGCTTTTTCTGGATACTAGCAAATCCACTATCTACTTGGAGTATTTAAGATGAAACATTGGGAAATAGAACATAACAGCGAACATATTCGCATAGAATGGAACGAATTAGCGACTTTTAACCTACAAGCTGCCATTGGCGGTGAATGGGTAGATTATCACTGTTTCACCTGCTATGGTATTGACACAGAGCAGGAAGCGTTAGAACACGCATTTGAGATATTAAACGAATTGACAGAGGATTTAATCTAATGAGAATTAATAGCATAGGCTCAAACATGACAGAATTGGTACATACTAGTGGTGTTATTGTACTGTTTAGCTATTACACACCAGTAGCGGCATTACTGCCATCTGGTCAATATGTAAAAACAGACAGGAAATATAGCGCCACCACTACTAAACACATCAATAAATGGGTGTTGGGTAATGTTGAAACTAAACCACAATCTTATATTGATGAATTAGCGGGAGCATAGACAATGAGCAATTACAAATCAGCACTAGACAGAATCGACAGAGCGCAAACAGTAGAGGAGCTACACAGAGTAAGTACAGGGCTTACCCGTGTTTATGATATTGGGCAGCTTACAGAGGGCGAATACCTACGCTTAGACCTTAAACTGTGCGACAAAATAAACCTGATAAGCTGGGCGCGACTGCGTCGAGACTACCCAGCAATTGAGCGCAGCGCCTAAACTAATTCCCCTAGTAGTAGTGCAATCCTTGCCCAGTGTAATAGCTGGGCTTTTTTTTGCCTATGATATGCTGAAAAACAGCGAGCCAATATAAGCCTGTTTAAGCGTCTTTATTCCTACCTAGTACCCTAGCACCTATAAACCCACAAACGCCACCATACAAGCTTATAAGCGCTTCTGTGGCTGTTGGCGGTGCTGGTGCTGGTTGTTTTACTGGTTAAACCTGTTTCCCGTAACAGAGAGACAACAGAGAGACAGCAAAGCCTAAAACGTGACCCAAAAGCCTGTTCTGGTCACATTATAGCACTAGGGAAGTTGAACCATTGGGGAGAATGGTGTCAAATGCTGCGGACTTATTTAACCAATAGAGAGAGGCAGAACCATGACAGCACATTATACAGACGCTATGGCGATAGCAGGACTAGCGGGTCAGGAATTCCACGACTGGACGCAAACATTTAAACCAGATTACAGAGAGAGGGTTACTATTGATTCTGACGGGTGCAGAGCCTTTGATCTAGTTTATACAGATGGCGATGGTGGAGTGATGGTTTTTAGTAACTACTCAGAGATTTTTGACGATAAAGGAATCACAATGTCAGTAGTAGGTGGCTATTGCGACATAGCATTTGCACATATACAGGAAATAATGGCGTATATGGAAGATGAAATGGACGAGATAAAAGACGCTTTAAACGATGCAGATAAGAGAGGGGTATTTAGCTAATGGATTTTACAGACATTGAGGACAACAGCGCCCGTACTGAGGCACTGGCGGAGTTTGTTGACATTGTGCAGGCAATACCGTACCGTGCCAGTGCAAGGGTCGTAGAGGCCATAAAAGACAGAGTAATAATTAACCAATTAGAGAGAGGCTTTAACAATGAAAATGCCCTGTAGAGTAACAGACCAGTGGGACAAAGAATTTGATGGAACAGAGGATAAACTAGGATATATTAGCGACTTTAACGCCTACCTGCTGAGTGAGGACTATGACGGACAAGCGCCTATAAAGACTATACAGACTCCAGAGTCTCCTTGGATAGTGGCAGAGGCGCGAAAGAAGGCAGCAGAGCAACAAAAGAGAGTGGAAGAGGCTTTAAAGCGCGATAGGGATTATTATAGTAGAAATAATAAAAGATATTTTACTGGGCTTTAAAGGGCTTTAACGAACTATAGAGTAATATTTTATCATAAATTTAAGAGGTTTTAAAGATGGGACGTAAAATAAGATATTTTCGCAATGGAACCACAGACAGTAGACTTGTGGCAGGGAAACTGTATACTATGAACGAGTTAGCCAAACTGGTTAATTTTTCGCCATCAACACTACGCAACAGAGTAGGCACTGGCGATACAGTGACTGACGAGCATTTTATCAGTCGCAAGAGAGTACACGTTATCTGGCCTGTGTTCGAGACAGAGGCAGAGGCTACATCAGCAGAATGGTTACGGAGGGCGTTATAATGATTTTTAAACAATATATGTTAGAGGGTACAATGGATCCAGAGGTTCAGGCAGTGTTTAAGGCGGCAGCAGACATCAGCAATGGTGTGTTTAGTCTGACAGAGGCCGCTAGCTTCTACAAAGTCCAACCAGCAGTGATTGTTAGATTTATCGCTGAGAGTGCAGAGTACGACATGATTTTTCACAAAGGAGATAAAGAACAATGATTTTATTTAACAGAAGTCTAAATATAGAGTTGATTAATGGTTGCGGTATTTTTCTGGAATTTTCCGACAGCCGCCCTGTGTGGTGTTTTAATAAAGACACTGAGGAGACCTACACAATGCCATTTGAGGGGGTGTTATTGATGCTGCCCTTTATGCTGATCAGCTATGGCAGAGTTTATGAGGAGATAGAATAATGTGCGAACAATATTCAATTGCAGTGTGGGACATACAGTTCTACAAAGTAGCCGAAGATGGTAACCCACTGACTGATAACAAGGGCAACGTCCAGCTGTTCACTAGTAGCCGCAATATGGATTTCTCATGGGTAGCTGATTCTGTCGATGCTAATGAACTGGAGGAGGTGCTGTAGTGGCTAAAATCCATCAACCATGCCCAGACTGTGGCAGTAGCGATGCGCTACAGATCAACGACAATGGCAGCACGTTCTGTCACAGTTGTCACAAATACACACCCAGCAGCCAAGTTAGTGAGGATACTTGGGATATCTCTGTGCCAGTGTCTACTGAGCCAAAGGCTAAACCAGACTTTAGTGCAGTAGAGAGAACGCTAACGACAGGCAACTACCAAGCCATTGTCGACAGAGGCCTGACAACAGCGACAGCAAAAACCTATGGCATATTGGATCAGGCAGACAGAACCTATTTCTCCTACCATGACCCTTCAGACGCTAATGTGCCCATTGCAGCCAAGATCAGACTACCAGACAAAAACTTTTACAATGTTGGCAACTGGGCAGGCACTGGTCTATTCGGCCAACAGCTATTCAATGGCGGTGGGAAGTACATCACCATCTGTGAAGGTGAGTTTGACGCAGCAGCGGCATATCAGATGCAAGGCAGTAAGTACCCATGCGTCAGTGTCAGGAATGGCGCTGGCGGTGCGTTGAAAGACTGCAAGGCGGCCTACGAGTATCTGGATAGCTTTGAGGCGATAGTAATATGCTTTGACGCAGACGAGGCAGGAACAAAGGCAGCGAGAGAGGTAGCAGAGCTGTTTGGTGGTAAGTCAGCTATTGTGAAGCACACCAACGGACACAAGGATGCCTGCGACTATCTGAAGGCCAATGATGTTAGAGAGTTTACAGCAGCATTCTGGGCAGCAGAGAAGTTTGTTCCAGATGGCATCATCAATGGCGCGTCACTCTGGGACGAGGTAAACAGACCAGTAGAGAGGTCTGCTGTGATGTACCCGTGGGAGAGTTTAAACAAACTAACCTACGGCATCAGAGAGGCTGAGTTAGTCACCATCACCGCTGGCTCTGGACTGGGTAAGTCGCAGTTTGTCAGAGAGATTGTGTGGCATATTCTCAAGCATTCTGAGGAGAACATTGGACTACTGTTTCTGGAGGAAAATGCACGAAAGACTGCATTGTCGTTGATGTCTCTAGCGGCTAACAAGCCCCTGCACCTACCAGACGTAGAGAGTACAGAGGAGGAGCGATGGGAAGCGTTTGAGACTACCATGGGCACTAACAGACTCTACCTATTCGACCATTTCGGCAGCACCAGTGTTGATAACATTATTGCACGTTGTCGCTACATGGCTAAGGCGCTAGACACAAAGTTTTTGTTCCTAGACCACGTTAGCATTGTTGTGTCAGCGCAGAGCAACGGCGACGAGCGGAAGGCTCTGGATGAAATCTGCACCAAGCTGAGAATGTTAGTGCAAGAGACAGGCATAACATTGTTTATGGTTAGCCATCTAAAGCGTCCAGACGGCAAAGGCCACGAAGAAGGCGCTGCCAGCAGTCTGTCACAACTCAGAGGCTCTGCATCCATTGCACAGCTATCAGACATGGTGATAGGGCTGGAACGTAACGGTCAGGCTGACGATCCTACAGAGAGAAACACCACCCATGTCAGGGTACTGAAGAACCGCTTTTGTGGCACTACAGGTAAGGCAGGTGGCTTGCTATTTGATCAGACTACAGGTAGAATGACTGAAATTAGAGAAGAGGGACTGTAATGAGATGCGTAGCGTGTAACAAGGCTTTATCGGACTTTGAGTCCACTAGAAAATCTGCAATCAGCGGAGAATACTTAGATATGTGCAATGATTGCTACTTTTACACTGACGATATAGATACCATTGACCGCGAAGATTTAAGGTCAGAATCAGACACAGTAATGGAGAGTCAAGAATATGAGCAAGATTGGAAGCTGGATAGCTGAACAGCAAGAGAGTAAGGCACAGACAGCCTATACTAACCCGTATGACAGACACAGCAACACAGACAACGCAACGAGGCAATACTATGTTGAATACAGTAACAACAGATCAAAGAGTAATTTCATGGTTCAGTTGCGGAGCAGCTAGTGCAGCGGCTACTTACTTAGCTAGGCAGAAGTATAAAACTCCTAACTTTGAAGCTGTCTACTGTAGAGTAGCGGAGGAGCATAAGGATAATTTTAGATTTTTAAAAGACTTCTCCAGTAAGTTTACAATACCAATAAAAATAATTGGTGACGAGTCTGCTGAGTTTTCTATTTACAAAGTTTTTGAGCAAAGGAAGTTTATCAAAGGACCGACAGGTGCGCCTTGCACTATGATATTAAAGAAAGATGTTAGAAAAAAGTATCAAAAAGAAGGAGATATACAGGTATTTGGATATACAAGTGAAGAAGAAGACAGGGCAAATAGGTTTATAGACTCCAACAACGATGTTGATGTTGATTTTATCCTGTTAGAAAACAACTGGACTAAGAAAGACTGCCTAGAGTTTGTTAGAGATAGCAACATAGAAATACCAGTTATGTATAAACTAGGCTACAACAACAACAACTGTGTTGGTTGTGTCAAGGGCGGTATGGGATATTGGAATCAAATACGAGTAGACTTTCCTGAAGCATTTGATAAGATGGCAAAGCTAGAACGAAAGCTAGGCCACGCTATTAACAAAGACAAGAACGGTGCTGTGTTCTTAGATGTTTTAGCAAGCGACAGAGGAAACTTTAAGAAAGATTTACCTAGTGATTGCGGTTTTACTTGCGAGTGGAAACAACAAACATTAAAGTTTTAGAGGCAATACTATGTTGATTACGCTGGATATAGAAACAAACACCAGCCACGACAATATCTGGGTAGTGGTAACTCAGGACGTAGAGACTGGAGAGATGCTAGAGCATTATAGTGCTATCACTCTAGCGCCTCTGATTAGTCAGGCATCAGGCGTTATAGGCCACAACCTTGTAGGCTTTGATGCGCCAGTGCTACTGAAGCAGTGGAACCTGCACATACCAACACCAAAGCAGCGTGACACATTGGTGATGTCGCGTCTATACAACCCATCACTGGAAGGAGGCCACAGCCTAGACTCTTGGGGTAAACGCTTTGGCGACCACAAGATAGACTTCCACGACTACGATGGTGGACTGTCTGACGAGATGGTGGAGTATTGCAGGCAGGATGTTGCCCTGACTACTAGACTGTATAAGCACTTAACTGACACACTGAAGCGTGAGGGGTTTTCACAACAATGCGTAGATTTAGAAGAGAAGGTCGCTATCATTACGGCACAGCAGGAGCGCAACGGCTTCAGGCTAGACGTAGAGCAAGCAACTTTGCTGTGGCAGGACATAACCCACAAGATGCGACAGATAACGGAGCAGCTACAGAAAGTGTTTCCACCAATAGTGGAGGAACGCTGGAGCGAGAAGACGGGGAAGCGACTGAAGGACAAGGTGACAGAGTTTAACGTAGGCTCTCGCAAGCAGATTGCAGAGAGGCTGGAAGGTGTAGGCGTTAAGTTCAAACAGAAAACTGAGAAGGGCGCTATCATTGTCAACGAGAAGGTGTTAGAAGGCATTGACGTACCAGAGGCTAAGACGATATACGAGTACTTGTTGTTGCAGAAGAGAGCAGCACAGATAGACTCTTGGCTAACTCATGAGAAAGATGGCAGGGTACACGGCAGGGTTATCACCAACGGTGCTGTAACAGGTCGCATGACGCACCACAGCCCTAACCTAGCACAAGTGCCATCAGTGTCTGCACCGTATGGCAAAGAGTGTAGATCATTCTGGTGTGTGCCTGAAGGATATAAACTAGTAGGCTGTGATGCCAGTGGTTTAGAACTACGCATGCTTGCACACTACATGCGCGACGAGAGATACACCAACGAAATACTAAGCGGTGACATCCACACAGCTAACATGAAAGCAGCAGGGCTTACAGATCGTAACCAAGCCAAGACATTTATCTACGCCTTCTTGTATGGCGCTGGTGCAGCCAAGATAGGTCAGATAGTAGGCGGTGGCTACAGAGAAGGTCAGCAGCTTATAGACTCGTTCCTACGCAACACACCAGCACTGGCGAAGTTACGAGAGAAGGTAGCAACACACTCAGCAGGCGGTACTCTACCGGGCTTGGACGGCAGACGTTTACGAGTCAGGAGCGAACACGCTGCACTAAACACGTTGCTGCAAGGTGCTGGTGCTGTTGTGATGAAGCAGGCTCTGGTGTTGTTGTCAGAGTCACTTAACCAATACGACATACCACACAAGCTAGTGGCTAATGTGCATGATGAATTTCAGATAGAAGTACCAGAGAATTTTGCTGATGTAGTAGGCAAAGCAGCAGTACGAGCCATCAGGAATGCAGGAGATGTGTTAGACCTGCGCTGCCCTCTTGATGCTGAATACAACGTAGGTAATAACTGGGCAGAGACGCATTGACAAATCCGTACCATTCGTGGTATAATATATGTAGATCAGTTGTGATCTAAAACAACCAAAGAGGCAATTAGTATGAGCGAAGCAAAACCAGTAACAATAGCAGCAGATATGATGTGGTCTAGCCTGACTGAAGTAAACCGCATGTCAGGTAAGTACCAAGTAGACTTAGCTAACCTATCCAAAGCAGCAGCAGAGGCTCTGGAGATGATGGGTCTAAACGTCCGTAACAAACCCGGACAGGGCGACTTCATCACTGCAAAGTCTAACCACCCTATCCGCATCTACGACACTGACGGTGACGAGATCAAAGGTATCCTAGTAGGCAACGGCTCTAAAGCCAAGGCAGTAGTAGGCTACTATGACTGGAAATCTCCAGCAGGTCAGGCAGGACGTAGCCCTTCACTGTTAAAGCTAGTGGTCACTGACCTAATCCCCTATGGCGGCAACGCTGAAGTAGCTGATGTGGACTTGGGCGAAGCATTGTGATCCTAATTGATGCAGACATTCTAGTCTATCGCATAGGTTGGTCATGTAACGATGAATCAGAGAAGACAGCCGTCAGCACCATAGACGGCTTTATCTCCGACATCCTGTTGCAGCTCAACGTAGACGAGGAAGCAGACTACTATGTTTTGTATCTCACTGGCAAAGGAAACTTCCGCAAGGAATATGCCGTCACTGCTGAGTACAAAGGAAACCGCAAGGATAAGGAAAAGCCAGTACACATCCAAGCACTGCGTCAACACCTTATCGACAAGTGGGCTGCTGTAGTTACTGAAGGAGAAGAGGCAGACGATGCCATAGCTATAGCAGGAACCACACACGGTGATAAAGCCATCATGGTCTCTTTAGACAAGGACTTTGACCAGATTCCGGGTTGGCATTATAACTTTGTTAAACAACGCAAGTACTATGTTAAGCCAGAGGAAGGCTTACGCTTTTTCTACCGCCAGATACTGATGGGTGACAGGATTGACAACATCATTGGTATCCACGGTATTGGCGAGAAGAAGTCAGAGAAGATATTGAAGGACTGCGTTACTGAGCAGGAACTCTACGACAAGTGTGTAGAGATGTACGATGGTGACGAGGCCAGAGTGATAGAGAATGGTAGGATGCTCTGGCTAAG